TTTTATACTGGTGGTGTTGGTGGTGATGGTATGGGTGGTGGGGGTGGTGGTAACGCAACTCCTTCTGGTGCTCCTGGTGGTCTTGGTCCTAATGGTGCCGGTGCTCCCGGCCTTGGTACCCCAGGTACTGCTGGTGGTAACGTTGTTGGTGGAACTTGTGGTACTTGTAATCCTACTTATCTTCAAGGTTTTGGTGGTGCTGGTGGTCCAGGTGGTCGTGGTGGTAATAACGGTGGTTTTGGTGGTTATGGCATTTATAATACTGGAACTATTGCAACTTTAATTAATTCACAAGGTGGTACATCACTTAATTATTCTAATAATATAACTAATTTTGGACCTCTTTCTTATAGCGGAACTGTTCCTGATAATTATAAAATTGTAATTATTAGTTCAACTAGGTATGGACAGTTATCATATACTGGGTCAAGTCCAACTATAAATTTTGATATTTCGAGTATATCTAATTTATCTAATTTATCTGCTGGTATTTATATTAATGTGTTAACAAATATTACACCTAGTAATAAATCAGGAAACTTTAAAGGATACCCATGGTCATTGGTACAAAATGGTTCTAGTTATAATTTAGTTATATTACAAGCAACATGTTTCAAAGAAGGTTCACAAATTTTAACTAATAAAGGTTACCTTCCAATTGAAAATTTAAGAAAAGGTGATTTAGTCAAGACTCTGAAAAATGATTATTTACCAATTGTCATGATTGGAAAATCTCTTATTTATAATTATGGTGATTCAAATAGGATTAAAAATAGATTGTATATTTTATCTAAGGATAAGTATGATGAATTAACAGAAGATTTAGTTTTAACTGGTTGTCATTCCATTTTAATGGATTGGTTAACTAAAGAGCAAGAAGATGCTACTTTGGCTAACTATGGAGAATTCAAAATAACAGATGGAAAAGTTCGTTTAGAAACATATTTGGATCCAAAAGCAGATCCTTATCCAGAAGAAGGAACCTTTACAATTTACCATTTAGCTTTAGAAAATGAAAATTATTTCCATAATTATGGTATTTGGGCAAATGGCTTGCTTGTGGAAACTTGTTCGAAACGTTATTTGAAAGAACTTTCCCATATGGAATTAATTGAATAAATCCTTCCACTTTTCCAAAAGTGTAACAAATCTATTGCTAACTTCTATAAATAAAACATGAAATATAAAAATATATTTTATGTTTTTACTCTACTTTTGAAAAAGTGGAAAAACTAGAAAGATTTATTTACATAAATTATCAAAACTTGACGGTAATTCATTAATTTGACATGAATAATGTTGTTCTATTTCCTTTAATTTACTCACATCTCTCCGAGTAATAAAATTAATTCCCAATCCTTTTCTTCCCCATCTACCACTTCTACCAATTCGATGAATATAATTATGAACACACTTTGGAATGTCAAAATTAATCACTGTACTGACTTGTTGAATGTCAATACCACGTGAAGTTACATTCGAAGAAATAAGTACTCTATATTTCCCAATTTTAAATTCATTAAACGAATTATTACGGTCTTCTTTATTCATACTACTATGAATACAACAAACAGGAAATCCATCTTCATGCATAGCATCATATAAATCAGATACTCTTTTAACACTATTACAATAAATAATACATTGTGACATGGATATATAAGAATATAAATCTTTTAAAGTAGCATATTTCTGTTTATCGTCGTCTACTGCTACAAAATACTGAGAAATTCCTTCCAATGTCAAACGTTCTGCTTTTACAAATATTTTAACGGGGTTACGCATGATTTTTTTTACTACAGAATCAATAGAAGTAGGTAAGGTTGCGGTAAATAACGCAACTTGTATATCACTACTAAAACTTTGGAAAATATTGTAAATTTGTTCTTTAAATCCAAAAGATAATAATTCATCTGCTTCATCTAAAATAACTAATTTTATTTTAGTTGAATTAATCTTTTCCCTTCGAATCATATCATAAACACGTCCAGGACAACCAGCAATTATGTGAGGATTTGTTTTTTTAAAATGAGAATCATAGTCATCATCTAAATAACTAGTTCCACCAAATAAAGTTTGAATGCGTAATCCATTCATCATACTACCAATATTAGTTACAACGCTTGCTGTTTGTGTAGATAATTCTCTCGTTGGAGATAAAATAAGAACTTGTGTATCATTATTATCTAGATTTACAACAGATAAAGCACCAATGGTAAATGCTGCTGTTTTACCTGTACCAGACTGAGCTTGGGCTATGATATCTTTTCCTAAAATAATTGGTTTTATCGCCTTACATTGAATCGGGCTTGGTTTTTCAAATCCATAAGAATAAATGCCTCTTAATAAATCTACATTAAGATCTAATTCATCCCAATTATTTATTTCAAAAGAAGAATCGTATTCTTCTTTTTCTATTATATCTTCTTCTTCCATACTGCTATTGCTTTTAAACATTATAATATATTAGTAAACAACTATTTAAGTTTCTTTAATTATTATATTTTTAAAAAAATTGATATAAATGAATATTATTATTTACTATAGTATATAAAGCAATGACGAGTCAAATAACTAGATATAATTTACAAGATTTTGCTAATATAACATTTAATAGTTTTGATTTTAGTTTACCAGATGAAACAATTGAGTTAATTAAGAGTTTAGCACATCAAGTTGGTTCTCCTACTTATATTAAAACTCCAACATTTCAAAAAAGAGACATGAAAGATATTAATATGTTAAATTTTAAAAAGAAAAAGAATTCAAAAAATATGGGAGAAGATTGGGATTCTATTCGTTCATTTCAAACTACGAAAATAGAGCAAAAAGTTGGCATTGATGTACAGATAGATTTAATTCGTTCTTATTTGAATAAAATGACTGATAAGAATTTTATAGAATTGAAAAATAAAATAATTGAATTTTTAGATACATTAATGGAAGATGATAGTGTTGAAAATCAGGAAATTACTAAAATTGGAGAAACTATTTTTGAAATTGCTTCTAATAATCGCTTTTATTCTAAAGTTTATGCTGACTTGTATAGTGAATTAATTAATAAATACGATATAATGAGAACACTATTTGAGAATAGTTTGAATACCTTTATGGAATTATTTAATAATATTGAATATGTAGACGCTAATGAAAATTATGATAGATTCTGTAAAATAAATAAAATAAACGAGAGTAGAAAATCGATTAGTGCTTTCTTTATTAATTTGATGTTGAATTCTATTATTTCAAGAGAAGTCATAAATAATTTGATTGTTTCTTTATTTAAACAACTTTATGCTTTTATTTCCATTGAAAATAAAAAAAATGAAGTTGATGAAATTGTAGAAAATATTGCTATTTTGTATAGAAAAGATATTATAGAAGAATTTAATACTACTGTTGTAGATAATATGACTATTGCAGATTTAATTAGTAAACTTGCCAATAGTAAATCTAAAAATTATCAAAGTTTATCAAGTAAATCTATTTTTAAATTTATGGATTTAATGGAATTGTAATACTTGGGATTATTTGTTAATATTATTTACGTTTAAGAAATATTTTTTTTATAAAACTTTATTAAAATGGATATAACTGATTTATTAAACGAATGTGTAAAATCTAATACACCTATTTCCTTTTCTAAATTTGGAGATGGTGAATTTTTTTGTATGTTTTGTACTACTGATCATTGTAATTGTGATAATGACAAGTACACAAAAAAGTTATCAAATAGTTTAAGAGATTCTTTAGTATACATGATTGAAAATAATGAAAACTCTTACTTTGGATTATGGGAGAATCCTGTCATGCAAAATACCTTTGAAAATTTTTATAGAGTATATACAAAAAAAAATATAAAATGGGCTATTTATAATACAATAATTTTTAATAAAGTTAATGATGAAAAAAAAGCGTTATTGTACAAAACAATAAAATATAGTAAATTAAAAAAAATTATTGTTTGTAATAATTTATTAATTAAAAGTAAAGAGTTGTTAAATATTGATGAATTTGTTTTTGTTCCTTTAAATAATTGGTTTGATACTAGTTTTGATGATATTTTACAAAAAGTTAAACTCCTTATTGGTGAAGATGGAAATCATATAGTTATAACTTGTTGTGGTATGTCAGCAAAAGTTTTAATTTGTGAGTTATATAAAGAATATCCAAAGGGTATTTATTTAGATTTTGGTTCAGCATTAGATTACATTTGTACTAAATATAAAACAAGAGCTCATAATACTTTATATGATTATGATTACATATGTAGTTTATTAAAAGAATGTTTACCTGAAAATTTCCAGGATGAAAAATATAATGATTTACACATTAAAGCTCGAGAAAAATTAACTGGAGGTTTTTAGAATAACGTGTATTTTATGGATTTAATGGAATTGTAATTTTATAATAAATAAATTATTTATAAAGTATAATAAATAATAATTTATTATAAAATACATACATGAATAATAATAATAATAATAATGAAAATTTTGAAAATGTGTATTTTACTTTGATTGAAAATGAAACATTAAATGATAATCTTGATATTCATTTATTTTTAGATGAATTATACAATGAAAATACTAATAATAGTAATAATAATATAAATTCTAGTGAAGAAATGTATGAATTATATCCACAATATTATCATTATGATATGAATTTTACTATTCAACAGCTTTTACTTATTTGTGACTATTATAATATTGTAAAATCAAATAAATTAAAAAAGGAAAATAAAATAAATATTATTCATAAGCTTATTGAATTTGAAAATGAAACGAAAAATCATGAGATAGTTTTACAACGTAAAAAAATCTGGTTTTATATGAATGAATTAAAAAATGATAAAGTAATGAAAAAATATATTTTATGGTAGGAAGGATATAAATGGAAAATAATAAAAATATATTTTTTTAAAACGAAATAAATAATAGTTTATAATATTATTATGGTATTATCAAGAATTAATAAAAATATTAGTTATCCTGAAATAAAAAGTGTTGATCCATCTGAC